TTCAAAGATCTTCGTGTACGATGATGTCTTTCCAGATTATCTCGTACAATCTTTTTCTAAGAAATTAAACGATTGTAAAAGGTGGGAGTATGGTATTCAAGGGAGAAAAGGAGGTAGTAAAGATGGAAGATTCTTTGCTATATGGGTACATAGACCACATGAACAAACAGAGGATCCATTTGCTTTAGATGTAGATGGCATAGCATCATATGTTCATGATGCATTTACTAAACATATTTTACAAACTTTTATACCTGATGCATATGCAAATCAATTGTATCGGGTTCATTTTAATGGTCAAGTGCCAATGGATGTTGCAATACCAATTCATTTAGATTGGGAGATGCCTGACTACTGGACTATGATTTATTATGTTGGAGGTAAAGATGGAGACACATTATTCTACAGTGATCCTATAGGTCCCGATGGTGAGGACACATCTTTCCAAGAAGTTTATAGAGTTAAATTTAAACCAGGCAGACTTATCTTATTTCCATCATATTATTTTCATGCTGCTTTACATCCAACAGAAGGACTAAGGACTAGTCTGGCAATTAGTTATTGTTTGAGTGAATGTTCTGCAAATAGTGAGTTAAGAAAACTAAGAGGACTTCCTGATTATGAATCACCTAAGTTTGATCCATAGGAAGTTCTATATCAAGGTTGAATGATATACTAATTCTATCTACATCTGTTGTATTTGCCATTGTATTGTGCATCAACCAAGCTGGAAACAACATGATGTCTCCATCACTAGGAACAAATTCAATAGATTGAGAGTTCCTTGGGTTTTCTGGAAAATTGCAATGTTGCATCATTATATTTGGATTCTGAAATTGTATCCCACCTTGTTCAGGACTAACCCTCATATAGTAAGTGCCAGCTATATGATAACCAGGATGACAATGCCATTCATGTGATTTGAATTTACTTTGTATATTCATCCATGAATTTTTTAAATGAAGTATATATCTCTCTTGTCCTTCAGTTACTTTTCTGTGTGAGAATGCTCTACTCCATTGTGTCAATTCAACATATTGTTTAGCAGCATCAAATATTCTCTTTTTTAAATTTACTAAATTATAATTTCCTATAAGATCTTCATCTATAAGATATTCATGTATATCAAAATATGCGTTTCTTGCAGCTCTTCTCTTACCAGCTTCCTCATGAATCCATGAGACATCATCAAAGTTATCAGTCTCTAATATTTTATTGAGACATTCCTTTACTTCTCTTTGAACTAAATCGTAGTTTTCATTAGTTGCTTGACTTCTAAAAACTTGTGTTGGGAATAGACTTATAAGACTTGACATGGTATAATAAATAGTAGTATGACGAAGTTATATGATGCTAGAGAATACTCTTGTAAATGAAATTGATATATTCCCTGTTACGGTAACCATGTATCGTAATGAGAAATATCTTAGCATGAATTCTAAATTAATGGAACTGATTGATCAAGAAGAAACATCAGGTCCTCAAGGAATAAAGAATAAGGAAGGACAAAGTTTACATCCACTTCAAACAATGAATACTCATCTACATGAAAAAGAGGAGTATGCATTTTTTTATGATTGGGTCAATGCTTGTCTTGAAAATTATTACCAAACGTATAGATTAAACACTGAGGGACTAAGAGTTAATTTATCTTGGGCAAATATTTCTCCAAAAATGAATGAACATAGACCACATGTTCATCCAAATTCATGGCTCTCTGGTATTTATTACTGTACACCAAACACTCCTCCAACTTATTTTGATACACCTTTACCACATTCTAGACATGGTATTGTTGTTCAAAGTGAAAGTAAGTTGTCACAAAATGTATGGCAGTGTCCCTCTGAGACTGGAACTTTGATATTGTTTCCGTCTTGGTTAGAACATTTTACAATGCCAACTACTTTTGAAGGAATTAGAATGACAATTAGTATAAATGTCATGCCTGTTGGACTGACTTCTTCACCTGCTAGTACATCCTTTGGATTAATTGAGAATGTTTACTGATGAAAAAAATATATTATGCTCCCTTTATGGAGGGATATCAATTTGGTTGGGAACATCCTTTATTTGAAGAGGAAGTTTATATTCCTATTCAACCATATCTTTCATACTATAAAGAATATCACGAGAAGCATACCTACTGGAAATGTCCTGCATGGAAACATTACTGGAAAAATGCTTTTGTTATATTCTCACAGATGGATATGACTATCACGTATGATAAAGATACTGGTGTAGTTGATCAATGGAGTTATGATTTTATTAATGTTGATGAGGGTAAATCACCACCTACATTAATGAAACCTCCAACTCCTTACAATAAAGTGTTAGTAGGACAGATGCATCAACATTTTACTTTCTGGTCAAAAGAAAAAACTAAAGATATATGGGTAGAGATTGTATCTCCACCAAGTTTTGCTGAAAAAGGAATAGAAATAATTAGTGCTGAATATCCTTTCAATCGTTGGCCACGAATGATATTATCTGCATGTAGATTTAATAATGAAGTAACTAATATATTGAGAGGAGAACCTATCGGTATAGTAAGATTTAGAAGTTATGATACTGCATTTTCTTTAGAAAGGAAAGATGCACCAGATAAGTTAAGAGTTAAATCTCACAACCTTGCTCGTGTAAAAAATTTTTTACCAGGTAAATCTTGGGAAATAGTTAAAGAAAACAAATGTCCTATGAGGAAATTTTGGTAATGGAATTATATAATTTATTTTCTGTTCCTGTCTTAAGATATCCAGCGGACGAATCTTATGATGATATTCAATGTGAGATACAAGAAGCAATTAAGAAAATAAAAGATACTGATGATAAATCTTGTAAATCTTTTAATGACAGAGAAGAAGTTAAGAAGACATATGATTTTCTAGAAAAGTATGAATGTAATTTGTTGAAGAAAAGAATAGAAGAATCTTGTATTGCATATTTACAGCGTTCTCGTTGGAGTGGTCAATATGATAAATCAAAGTCTCCAATTAAAATAGAAAATTCATGGGTTAATTTTGGAAATAAAAATGAATCTAGAATGCAACACGTTCATCCTGGACATAAAATTTCTGGTGTATATTACTTTAGAGTAAGTAGAGAACAAGGGTCTATAGTATTTCAAAATCCAAATCCAGTATCCAATACATGTGAATTTCCATCTGGTCAAGTGTTTCCATCTTTTACTGTGGTTGTTCCTTATGACGGAGATATTATATTGTTTCCTTCATGGTTATCACATGGAACTACAAAATCAAAATCAGATGTAGAAAGAATATCAATAGCATTCAATGTTGATTTAATTAATTTGAATACAAATATGATTAATGGATTGATGAAAGGATCTCATGTACAAATGACAACTGTAGAAATGTCTATATCCAATGAAATAAAATTAAATGGATTATAAATTATATCAATCAAAATATATTATAGAACATCAATCAGAAATTGTTAAACAGTGTCATCTAGCTAAGAAATGGTATATGAGATTACCATCTAGAAATGCTACTGGTGACATGACAGCAGATTATTTTAACTATAATATATTTTCATTAACTGCTGGTCATTATAACTTCTATGAAATTTACAAAGAACTTGTATCAATTGTCAAATCTGAATTAGGTAATAAAAAAATGTGGATGCAATCATGGTTAAACTATCATGATCAGGATCAAGTTCTTGGATGGCATAATCATGACTGGGATTATCATGGATATATAAGTATAGATCCAAAGAATACTGTTACTGAGTTTAGAGATTATAAAATTGAGAACAAAGTAGGTCAGATATATTTTGGTCCTGGTCAAAGAGAACATAGGGTGGTTTGTTTAGATGAGTTCTCAGATACAAGATTGACCATAGGATTTGATGTATCATTAGATCTGTTTCCAGGAAATGGTTGTTTAGGAATGTTACCCGTGCTTTAATTATGGATGTACAATTAAGAAATCTTATTGCTAAAAATAATATTATTGCTCCAGAACTTTGTGATAGTATTGTAGAAAAATCAAAAAAATGGGAATGGCAAACTCATGAATGGTATTCTCATCATGAGGTTCAGTCTTATTCACACAAACAAAAAGAATTGGATGTTGTTTATGGTGCTAATATACCAGACGTAGTTCAGCAGCAACTTATCATGCATATTTCTGAAGTATGGAAAGCATATATGATGTTGTTGCCAGAATTACTACAACATCAACAAGGAACAAATTTATATCAAGGACAAGAAGCAGTAAAAGCAAATCCATTTAACATGATCAAGTTCTGGTCTAGTATACGTTTGAATAGGTATAGTGAGGGAACTATGATGAGACCTCACTTTGATCATATACAATCTTTGTTTGATGGAGAGAAGAGAGGAATACCTGTGCTATCAGTCATAGGTGCTTTGAATGATCATTCTGATTATGAGGGTGGTGGTTTAGTGTTTTGGGATGACTTTGAAATAAAATTAGATAAAGGAGATATATTGATATTTCCTAGTTGTTATCTTTATCCTCATAGAGTTCAAGAGGTAACCAAAGGAGAAAGATATTCATTTGTTTGTTGGGGATTTTGATGGAAAAAAGAGAGTTGATATCTTTTACTGATATACTATCACCAGAAATTAATTTTCACTTAGTTCAAATGCTACGCCATAGCAATGGGTGGGAGATTGCATATGATCATCGTGGAGAAGATTGTAATATTATAAATGATCCAACATATCCTGGCGTGTTAGAAGGCAAATGTTGTTATACTTCTGATGCAGGTTTTCTTCAGAGAACTTTTGATGCTAATAGAGCAGTAAGAATGGAAGAGTATTACGCAGAACTCAATGGGTTTGCAAAACTTGTAATGAATATCTGTATCAAGAGAGCAAAGAAGGCAGGTTATTTACATAACTCTCCACATTTATTCAGAATATTCTGGAACTATTATAGTTCTGCTTCTCATGGAAGTCTTCATGTAGATCATTCCGAAGAAGATACTAAGTATACTAGCATTGTTTACTATCTTAATAGTACAGGACCTGAGCATGGTACTAGAGTTGTTATACCTGGCGATGGAGAATATTTTTACGAATCAATAGAAGGAAATGCTATAATGTTTCCTTCAAATACACTGCATGGAGGTACTGGTGCTCCACATCATAAACAAAGATGGTGTCTGAATGTAATGTTTGAATCAGATTTTAAAAGAGTTGAGGTGAAATAAATGAATAAATACCTTCAGGGAAATTGTAGGTAAATGTTATGGCAGAACCTGCCAGTAGAGCTGAACTAAAAGATTACTGTCTTAGAAAGTTAGGTTTTCCAGTGTTGGAGATCAATGTTGACGATGATCAGATAGAGGATTCAATAGACGATGCACTTCAGTATTATCGTATGAGACACTACGATGGCACTGAACTTGCTTATATGAAGCATCTATTTACTGCTGCTGATGAGACAAAATTTGAAACACAGAACACAACAACTACTCTAGCTAGTGGTACAAAATGGGAAGTCAGGGATAGATACCTTGAACTACCTGCGGATGTAGTTGGTGTGACTAAAGTATTTGGTCTTGCTAGTAACGCAATTAGAAATAATTTGTTTGGTATTGAGTATCAGATATTTTTAAATGATCTATACGCTGTAGGATCTCTAGACTTTCTTAACTATTACATGGTTAAGACTTGGATGGAGACTATGGATATGGTTCTAAACAATGGTGCTTTTGTTCAGTTTAGATTTAACATGAGACAAGACAGACTTTATATTGATGTTGGTAAGGACATGTTAGATGAAGATGTACATGTCATTGTTGAATGTCATAGAGCATTAGATCCTGATACATACACTCAAGTTTATAGTGACATCTTCTTAAAGAAATATGCTACTGCCCTTATCAAAAGACAGTGGGGTCAGAACCTAATTAAGTTTAATGGCATCCAACTTCCTGGTGGAGTTGCCATTAATGGTAGAGAAATTTTTGAAGATGCTCAAAAAGAAATTGCAGAGATAGAAGAGAAGTCATTCTCTACATACGAATTACCACCATTTGACATGATCGGATGAAAAAAGTATACTTTCCTCAACACGGTGGTGTTGCCACTGAACAGAATCTTGTACAAGACTTGGTTGATGAACAAATCAAGTTGTTTGGATCTGATGTGTTTTATATTCCTAGAGTGCATCTGAAAGATAAGACGTTAGGGGAAGTTATACAATCTGAGTTTAATCAGAGTTATATGATAGAGATGTTCCTTGTGAATGTAGAAGGTTTTGGTGCAGGTGCAGAGTTTGTAAGTAAGTTTGGTTTAAGAATAACTGATGAGATAACCTTTGTTGTATCAAGAAGAAGATGGGAACAGTCTGCTAATCCTGCATTGAGTCTTGCTGTAGATGGTAGACCTAATGAGGGAGACTTAATATATTTTCCATTGACAGAAGATCTCTATGAAGTTAAGTATGTAGAAAGAGAAAATCCTTTCTTTCAGTTAGGTAAACAGTATTTTTATCAACTCACTGCTGAGATATATGAGCAAGGTGCTGATAAGTTTGATACAGGTATTGATGAAATTGATGATGTAGAAAGACAGTTTAGTAATATTACTACATTAAATCTTAGTCCTACTACTAGACAAACAGCAACTGGAACTCTACAGGTAGATTCTAGTGGTGCTATATCACAGGCAACTGTAACACTTGCTGGTACAGGATATAACACTCCACCAAATGTTACTATTGGTAATGCAGGTAATGGATCTGGAGGAATTATCACAACATCTATATTAGATGGTGGTGTTGTTACTCTTACGATTGTCAGTGGTGGTACTGGATATGATGTAACAGGTCTAAATCCTCCAACAGTTATTATTGATGCACCACCAGAACCAATTCAATTCCTTAACGATGAACATGTAGTTATAGGTGGATTTACTGCACAAGGTGCAGGAAGAACATGGACTTCATCTAATAAAGTTATTACTGTAACTGGTAGTGGTGGTTTTGATCCTGTGTTTGCTACTACTACACAGAAAAAATATTTCTATTGGAAGTTTGAAGATAAACGTATTTGTTATGTTTATCAATATAATGGAACGACTGCTACTACTACACCTGGTTACTTCTATTATGATTCTACTAATGTAAGATACATCATCAATGCATGGGAAGAGACTACTACAAGTGGTGGACAAGCAATTCTATATGATCTAATGAGTGCTACGATTGCTGAAGTTGCTGACTGGAATGGCGTGACGTATACACTTGAAGTTATGAACCGCACAGGTAACTTTATTGATGGAGATATGATTAGAGGGGTTGAATCTAACGCCATATATACATTAGGGACATTCTCTACAATTGATAATCAAAGCACTGAATATGATCAGAACCAAGCAATTGAGCAAGGTGCAGATGATTTAATTGATTGGGGAGAAACAAACCCATTTGGTGAATTTGGTAATTATACAGGTAGCTTCTGATGTTAGGAACACAATTTTATAATCAAGCAGTTAGAAAAACTGTTGTCTCATTTGGTACTCTTTTCAATAACATTGAACTTAAAAAAATAGTTGATGGTCAAGTTATTGAGACAGAGAAAGTTCCTCTTGCCTACGGTCCTAAACAAAAATTCTTGTATAGACTACAAGGTAACCCTACTGATGGTAGAAAAGTAGCAATTACTTTACCACGAATTTATTTTGAAATGACTGGTATTGACTATGATGCTGCGAGAAAAACACCTGCCACACAGAAGTATAAGACTGTTATTAATGATAACGGTAATGAAGTAAGAACTCAGTATGTACCTGTACCATACAATATTTCATTTGAAGTTGGTATTCTTTGTAAGTCTCAAGATGACGGATTACAAATACTAGAACAGATACTTCCTTTCTTCCAACCATCATTTAGTATGAGTTTAAAATTCATTCCTGATATGGATGAAGTTAGAGATGTTGCTGTTGTATTGAATAGTGTAGACTTTGATGATGATTGGGAAGATGACTTTAGTACAAGACGTAGTATAACCTACACAATGCAGTTTACTGCTAAGTCTTACATCTACGGTCCTTACACCAAGGCAGATGTTATTCGTAAGTCTCGTATTATTGAAACTATTGGTGATACCAATGTCAATAAGAGACACGTTGAACTATCTTACACACCCAAAGCAAAAACAGACATCAACCAAGATGGTCAAGTTACTGCTGCTGATGACGCATTAGTAACTGCTGATGATGACTTTGGATTTAATGAAGGGATGTCATTCTTATGAAGAGTTTAGAAGAAAACATGGAAGATATATTAGATATTGATGTATCTAAAGAACCAGAAAAAAAGAAGCAACTATCAAATGATGTCGCAGAAGATAGGGAAAAAGACTATGAGTATACAAGAGCAGAACTCTATAGACTTATAGATCAGGGTCAGGAAGCGGTACAAGGAGCGTTAGAGGTTGCACAGGAGTCAGGGCATCCAAGAGCATATGAAGTCGCTACAAACGCCATGAAACAGGTAGCAGACATGACTGACAAACTTATGGATCTCCAAAAGAAGGTCAAAGATTTAGATGAAGAAAAGAAAGGTCCTAAGAATGTTACAAACAATGCTATGTTTGTAGGTTCTACATCAGAACTACAGAAGATGCTCAAGCAAATGAATGGAGGTAAACGCTAATGGCATATCAAAGAAACGATAAAGATTGTAATGCTGTTAGTCCCCAACCAGGTAGCAGCACTGTAAATCATTTCTCAGGTACAGAGGGATGGGCTACTAGAACATTTAAAAATTGGAATGCAGATTATCAAGCAAGGAAAACTGATAATTCAACAAGAACACCTGCTGCATTTCAAGCAAGATTATCTAATAATAATACAAGAACACCAGCAGCATATCAAAGAAGAAATTCTGCTAACAACACGGTATCTGCATAATGATTACTGACGATGGCGAAAACCAAGAGCCATATCCTAAAGACGAAGGAGAATGGTTTTGTCAATACTCAATGAGAATTGAAGAAGTTCGCATGCTTTACAATATCGTTTGTAGTCATATAGAAATGTTTCCTGGTCCTCCTGTTAGACCAATAGAAGAATTAGAATATTTAAAATAC